TGAGAACGCGGTGAACCAGGCGCTCAAGGTGCTCGTGCCCACGCCCACAAAGAGCGCGTTAAACTCGGCTTGGCGCGTGCGGTAGTAGTCGCACCCGCTCGCGATAGCCTGCACCGCGTGGAGGTCAAGTATCATGTTATCTCCCGTACACTTGAGCAATAAGGGCGGGGAGGCGCTGATACACTTGGTCCGCGAACCTGTGGGCCGTCACGCCCTTGCTCACCCACGCCTGTGGGTGCTTGTTGGCAAAGCTGGCGCGCCTCCAAGTCCTGTACCCCGTGGTCTGCGTGCGCGCGCGCCCACCTTGCCCCTGTGAATAGGTGGAGGCGAGGCGCACCATCTGCGCGGCGAGGTCGGTGACATGATGCGCTTTAGCCTTGGGGATCGTGCCCGTTGGGAGCCTGCCTCCCCACGCGGTGCCCTGCCCCGTGGATACGGTGGCGAGGAGCCTCTGCGCCATGTTCGCCAGCGCATCGCCCCCAAGCTCGCGCACCTGCCCCTTGGAGCGCGTAAACGGCACATTTACGAACGGGCGCCCCTGTCGGTCATATCTCAGGTTCCGTGTGCCCGAGCGCAACAGGAACAAGCGCACATCATACGAGCCCTGTGAGCCTATCCCGTTGGGACCCATACCCTGCTCCACCATGTGAGCGAGTACGGAGGTGCTTGGGCCTGCGGGCAAGCCCACAATAAAGCCGTTGGCGGTCACCTCGCGCACCTGGAGCGAGGACAAGTACGCTTGGCGCGTGGTGTTCAAACGCTGGCGCGCAAGACTGCTCCACTCAGCAAGCACAAGTGACGCGAGCGTTTGGGAACGCGTCACCGCTTGCTCGGGCGTGAAGCCAAGAGCGCTCACAAGCTGTGAGTACACCGCGCGTACATCAGCCATGAGTAAAGCCCATGAACTCAAGGGTGCAATGTACCTGCACGGGGAGCAACAAGGGGCGCTCGGTCGCGCTCTTACGCAAGAGCGATGAGTCTCTGTGCGTGTGGGGGTTGTCCGCCGCATAGTAGCGGGGTTGCGCGTAGTACGAGACCGAGTACCTGTTGCCAACTAGCGGCGCAGCCCCCAACGCGTCACCCAGCGTGAAGTCAACCAGCCCCGCCTCCGTGACCGTGAAGTCCACGCCCTCCACGAGCCCGTCTGACGCGGTGCTCAAGCCCGTGGAGTTCGCGCGCTGTATCCGCAAGACACCAAGCTCCAACTCACCCGTGGCGAGGTCCAACAGGCGCGGGGTCACAGGATAGCGGAGCGCCTGGGGGCCTGCCGTGCGGATCTTGGTCTCTCGGTACACCTGCACCGAGTCCTCAATCGTGTACCTGTCCCCATACGAGGGCAAGTGCTCAGGTAGGAGGGTCAAGGACACCATCCCGCGCGCATACTGCCCGTACAGCGCGTACTTTTGCGTGTCCGCGCTCGCCCCCGTGAGGATGGCGCGGATGGTCTGCGGCGAGTGCCAAAAGTAGCCTCGCCCCTCGCACAAGGTGCAGTCCTGCCGCGCCTCCCCCGTCACCGCGTCCGTGGACTCCACAAGCCCCAAGGTGAACGAGTCCGCGCGCCTAGAGCAAGGGCACTCAGCGCATTGCTCCCAGGTCATGTCCACGCCCTTGGTGAACATGAGCTTTTTGAACTCCACCATTGAGAAGTCAACGCGGGGGCGTGCCTTGTTTGGCGGCGTTGCAGGTAGCTGTGTCATCAGACCACCCCAAACTGCGTGATCTTGTACTGGGCGCGCAGAGCCTTGATTAAGAGCGTGTACTGCTTATCAAGCGCCTCCGCGCGTGACGAGTACCCCGAGTACATGGCGCTTGAGGTTGTCCCCACGCTCTGCGAGAGCCCGTCCACGCTCAGGCTCTGTGACGCGATACCTGCACCAAGTATCAAGTCACCCGCCACATGGAGCAGGAGGAGCGTTGCGCCCTTGACCCCTATCGCGTGCTTGAGGTCAGCGGGGATGCCGTCAGCCGTCCACGAGATGACCAAGGGGCTCGTGGGCGCGGTGGCCACATACAGCTCAAAGCCGCCTTGGCTCTTGTTCCTCACCTTCACGCTCGCCTGGTTCGTGGTCACGGTGAAGGTCCCCAACATCGCGGGCGACAAGGACACCTCCACCGAGGTCTCCCCCGCCGCGATAGTCGCGCTCCCCGTGCGCGTGTCAAAGCCCGCTGTATAGTCAAACTCAAAGTAAGAGGGGATGTACTCCCTGTCCTCGTAGATACCAAAGCCACCAATCAACGGGACACCCGCGCGGAAAAAATAGGAGCCCAGGCTCTCCTCGCTTGGGATTAGGTTTATCTGCCCGTGCAGGTGACTCGTGAAGCGCATCCACGAGTTGGGGATGGTCACAGGCTGGAATGACCCAAAGCGGATGCGCGCCGCGTCCATACGCATCACGGGGCGCGCGTCTAGGCGGAACGGCCAATAGCTATACCGCCCCTGTCGCTCGGCGTCATGGGTCTCACCCACAACGCTAAACGGTTCAATCGAGATGCCTAGGTCGCTCTCGACATGGCGCACCGCCGCTTGGATGCTCTGCTCATACGCCACATCGGGATAAGGGGACCCGTCATCTAAGGTAAGATCAATCCCAAGCAGGAATGTGTCCTTGAGCCATTGGGGCGTGATCTGATCGTAGATGCTCATAGGGTCCCCTCGTTTGCGTGCCTACTAGCGCCGCACACTCGCGGGACGCCCTCGGCGTTTCTGCACGGCGGGCTCTGCGTCCACCGTGCTCTGTGGGACAGGTGACTCAAGCACAAAGCCCGAATCACGCCCCCACAGGTTCAACAGGTTTAGCTCGTAGCGCGTTGGCGACACCACAAAGCCCTCCGCGTCAATGGTCATTGTCCCGTATTGCAGGGTCAGGGTGCATGAACGCATGGAGGTGTGGCGCCACATTTACGCTTAGACCGTGGTGTCCAACATGGTGCTGGTGGAGGTGATACCCGCGTTCTGAAGGACCCACATCTTGTTGGGGACCTTGACGATGGGGGACCCGAACAGCATGAGGAGGAAGGGCTTGCTGGTCGCCACCTCTGCGAGAGGGCGGCGGAAGAAGTCAAGCAGGCGGGCGAACTCAAGCACCGAGGGGTCGTGCTGGACGAACACGATCTTGGAGGTGTTGGGGCGGGTGCCGTTGCGGTCCACGAACACGGTGGCGCCGCTGGCGGCCTTCTTGATCTCGCCAATCAGCGCGGCGTCAGCGGCGACGCCGTCAGCCTCGGTGCGGTAGATCTTGTAAAACACCGCATCTGTCGCGGCGGCGATGGTGAGGGTCACCTTGTCGCCAGCGGCCACGGTGACCGCGGAGCTGTTGATGGCGGCGCTGAAGCCATCGTGGTGGACCGCCACGATGCGGTAGATGTAGTCACCCGCGTCAGCCGCAACGAACTTGGAGGCATCGTCAGAAGCCGCCACGGCGCTGGTGAGCGTGGCGCTCGCAGGGGCCGAGGTGGACGAGGCGGCGGAGGGGGCCTTGTAGGCGTTGAACAGGAACGGAGCCGACTTGACGGGCACGGGGCCGTAGGGGCTCATAATGTTCAGGTCCATCGCGCCGAAGGTGATGCCATCGGCGGCGCGGGAGATGCTGAACTGGTCATGGCGACCGAACTGCACCGCAAACTTGATAAGCTCCGCGTGGATGCGGGGCTCAACATAGATGCAGTCAGGGCGACCAAAGCGGGGGGCGCTCTGAAGCTCCGCAAGGACCTCTTGGAGGAGGCGGGGCGTGGGGCTCTTGCCCGCGAGGTCAAAGGTGTTCGAGCCGCTGTTGTGACCCTCAATCTGCTTGATGATGCCGTTGAACGCGAGGGGGTTCACATCCTCGTCAGCGTGCCACAGCGAACGCTCCAGCTTCTGAAGGAGGCGCATGGTGCCGCGCTCGGTCTCGGCGGCAATCGCGTTGGACTGGTTGCCAATGAGGCCCACGAGCGAGCCCACATCGGTGACCTCGCGGCGCTCCGCCAGGTACTTGATGCGCACATTCTTGCGCTCGTACTCGGAACGGTTGGTCACGCCCGCAGAGCCCTCCGAGATAAAGGCCTCAAGGTCAAGACCGTGGTCATTGATGACCGCGTACTCGTGGAGGGTGTTGGTCACCTGCACCTTGGGGATCGCGGGCCACAGGACCAGCTCCTTCATGGTGTAGGTGGCAGAGGCGAGGGTGTTCTCGATGGACTGAGGGACGAGGGGGCTAAGGCTCCCTGCATCGCCGCCACTAGTGCCCGCGGGGGTCTGATACCCAGCGTTCGCGCTCTTGCGGAGAGCGTTGTTGAGATTCGCAAGGTCCTCGACATTGACGAGGGAGTTGACCTCGGGGATGTTGTACATACTGCTCTCCTATTAACCGTTCACGAGTGAATCAATAGTGCGGGGGTCCGCGCCGCTCTCAAGGAGGGCAACGGCGCTACGGATGCGAGCCTTGCGGGACGCGTCAAGCTGGGGGTCCTGAAGCATGGTGAGGGACTTACGCATAAGCTCGGCGCGGTCCACCACAGGTGCCACGGGGGCGGGGGGCGTGATAGCCGAGAACGCGGCGCGAGGGGGCACAGGCGCGGCACCGAGAGCGTTGAGGCTCTTGGCCATGCTCACCTGCTCGCCCTTGAGAGCCTTCATCTCAGAGAGCAAGGACTCCATGCCCTTCATAAGAGCGCCCATGCGCTTCTCCATGTCGGCCACGATCTTATCGGTGCCAGCCGCCATGGCATTCATGGCCTCCTCAAAGCCGTACATGGGGAGCGCCTTCTCCATGTCCTCGTCCTCGTCCTCCTCAGACATGGAGCCCTCGTCCTCCATGTCCTCGTCCTCGTCCTCGTCCTCAAACAGGCTGACCTGCTTGGAGGACTTGGAGTCCTTGGCCTTGGAATACTCAGAGCCCTCGGGCTCCTTTTTCATCGCCTTGGCGAGAGTGTCCAGCGCCTCGGTCAGCGCGTCCACGCTCACGGCGTCCTCGTGGGACTGCGCCTCAAGGACGCTCTGCTCGGTCTGATCGCTCATGGGGTTCTCCTGTGTCGGGATCTTTTTAATGGTCAAGTATTTTTTATTTATTCGCAACTTTGCGTGCGTGCTCCATCACGGACTTGCACAGCGCGTCCATCTGCGCCTTGCTCATCTCGGGGAACTTAGCCTCAAGCATCGCGCGCACCTGTGCCGCCGTCACGCGCTTCTGCTTGGGTGCAGGTGACGCTGGCGTGGTGGCGCTCGACAGCTTAGGCGCTAGGCTCTGCTCCATGAGCGCACTCAGCGAGGCGTCCGCGTCAGGGATAGCGGGTGACTGGTAGCCCGCCGCCGCCGCGCCCATCGAGCGCGCAATCAGCTCAAGGTTTGTGTGCGGGTTCACTGGCGCGCTGGTGATAGCCACATTGAGCACGCGAGCCTTGAGCACCTTCTTGGGGCTCACCGAGTCACGCTGGAGCACCTGCCCCTCAATACTGAAACCAAGTGAGCGCGGGGCTCCTGCCTTCTGTATCGCGTACGCGGTCTCGTATATCTCGCGTGCAAGGGGCTTGCTCAAGTAGATCTCGCCCTCCACACGGGTCTTGTGCTCG